GTTTTGCTACCCCGTAGCTAAAACTCTGATGCCCCACATGCTCGTACGTGGACCGGTCTCTTTTCGGAGAGACTCCCGTGTGCTTTCGTGTGTGTGCTCACAGTGATGACCTGACTTCATCCCCAAGTCACTGGGATATCAAACGCGACCGTCGTCGTCAATCATGGATGCATGATTAAAGATACTCGGAGAATGTTGTGGGTGCTGCATCTAGAAACGGCAGAACCCTCACCCCCTCGAACCTCATCATGGCCACAAACTCGCTCAACCCCGTTATGCCATGCTTTGAGGAGACCCTGATGGGTCACCAAAATTCCGAGGAACCCGGCGACAATTATTGTCGTCTCTACAAAGCCCGCACCACGGCCGTGGTCAAGCGCGCAACAGCTACGGTTGGAACTCTCTTTTCTCTGCGAATTGAGGCCCCTTCTTTTTTGGACGGTAATTGTCTTGCTTTGTACAAGCAGGTTAAGTCTTTTCTGTCCTCGGAGATCTCTGATGATCCTCGAGTACAGTTGGCTTTCCAGTCCGTGAAGAAGTTGCTCCCTGATGCCTGTCCATGCATGCATGGGACAATGTTAGGAGAATTGAGAGTTCGTCTCACACGCCCCCCCCCCACCCTCCCTCCTGGCTACTTGGCCCACTGTCGATCGATCGTTAATTCAATCTTTCCGGTGGGCTGGGATCATGCCTGGAGGTCCAAAGTGGAAACCTTTTCACCTTCTCTCGGCTCTTGCCTTGGCGCTTCACGGCGCATGGGCGGTCAGCTCTCAGTCCTTGCGGCCGAGTCTGATCAGGATACGTGGATCGGAGGGCTTTCGAGCCGCTCCGCCATCCCAAGAGGCGAGCTCCTTCTCGTCAACTCTGCGGGTAAGCCTAGATCGTTAACTCGATTCGAAGCTTGCTCTGCAGATTTACGTCCTCTCCACGGGCTTATCTATGATAAGCTTTCTGAGCAACCTTGGTTGCTTCGTGGTGAGGTTGATTCCGAGAAGTTGAGGTGTGCGGGTTTCCGCGGAGGAGTTGAGGGTGGTTTCCTCACCAGCGGTGACTACGTTTCCGCCTCTGACAATCTCCCTATTGAGGTTGCCGAACTTATTCTGGATGTACTTTGGGGCAACTCAAAGTACGTTCCTGCTGCTATTCTTGCACGCGCTGTTTCTGTACAGCGGCCGGTGCTCGAATACTCAGGGCCAGATCATCTCAGGGATTCTTTTATCCCGACTATCGGACAGATGATGGGGAGCTACCTTTGCTTCCCACTTCTGTGTCTCCAGAACTTTCTTGCCTTTTCGTGGGCTTGTTCTGTTGCCGGTCTTGATGGTACCCCTCCGGTACTCATCAATGGAGATGATATCCTCTTTCAGAGTGATATTGAGTTCAGCAGTCTCTGGGCCAAGACTGTTGTTGAGGTTGGTCTCGAAGT